TGTCTTCCAGGTCGGAATTTCGCACCAGGCGCGGATTTGCACTTTCGTATCGCGCCAGCATGATCCGCTCTGCCGTCACAACGATGGCCCGTGCGACCGGTGCGCCCGACACTGGAGCCGCCACGGCCGAGGTGTTCGGTGGCCACTCGTAGATGACTTGGTCGTCGGCCGTGCAGCCCACCAAGTTTTCGCCCCAGGTGTCCAGGCTCCAAACCGTGGCGTCGATGACCTCGGAAGACGGGATGGGGCCGCCAAAGACGCCTGCGCCGAACGCGCCAGACCCAAACCCCCCGCCAGAAATCGCGTCAGGACGCCCAACGGTGTAGGTGGCCGGCGTGATGTCCGAGACAACGCCAGAGATGGTCATCACATAGAGGTGCGAGTGCGTTCCGATAGCGGCCCAGGAGGTGTTGGAGTTGTCCTTCCAGGCGATGGCGCAACGGGCCGCCCCCGAGACGGCCGATGTCGATCTAGCCGCCCAGCCCCCCACGGGCCGCGCCTCGCCGGAGAACCAGCGCCACAGGTTGGTCGAGTACCAGCGGCCCCGGCTCAGATACTCGGTGCCGGCGCGCACAACGCCGGGCGGAATATCCAGGGTGACAAGGGCCATCAGGTCAGCTCGATATCAATCGAAACCGGAGCACTCGCCGTGGCCCCGGCGGCGTCTGTCACGGTGCAGGTATAGACTCCGCTATAGCTGCCGGCCGCGCCGCCCTTGGAGAATGTAGTGGTTGCCGAGGTCGGGGCGGAAACCCCGAAGGTGTCTCCAGAGGTGTAGGTCCACGCATAGGTGTATGACCCGGCCCCTCCTCTCGGGGTCGCGGTCGTCGATGATGTCGATTGAGGGCTAAGCCCAGATGCCGACAGGGTGTCGGGGCTGACGCTGACGCTCAGCTTCTCGAACATCGCCGCCACGGCGACCACGCCGGTCATCAGGACAACCCCGAGCCCTGGACGTACCAGCTATCGGTCCCCACTTTGAGGATCGACGCCAGGCCGTTGGCCGCGAGGGTTCGGTTTGCATCGGTCGCGTTGCCGCCGAGCCGCAGGGCGACACCAGCGCCCCGCGTGATCGTGATCGCGCCCGTGCCGGACGGTGCGCATAGCAGGATCACGGTCCCGACTGGATAGGCTACCGAGGAGTTGGGCGGAATGGTCCAGGCATGGGCCGAGCCGTTGCTGTGGATCACCGATTTGCCGGCGTCGGCCATGACAAAGGTGTAGTCACCGGCCTGGCTGTTGCCTGGCGCGCCCCGGAAGCCGGCGCTGTCGCTGTTGAGGGAGGTTGGGGTGTAGCTGAGCCGCAATTCGCCCGTCATGGCGCCGCCGGCCTTGGCCAGGTAGTTGGTCGAAACCGCGTCGGCGTTGGCCTTCACGGTCACATCCACGGCCTGGATCATGGTCGTGTGGATAGCGCCCCAGGTATCGACGTCGCCGCCGTTGTCCGGGTACTCCCAGCCGTAGTTTGAGGTCGTGCCCATCAGTCAGCGACTCCCGATCGGGTTTGCAAGCTCGCGCCAAGCGATTGGCGGCGGCCGGCGTTGTTGATGGTTTCAACAGCCTGGTCGAAAAGGCCGCTCCAGGTCGCGATCCGCGCATCTTCGCCCATGAATGGGGCGCTATGCTTCAGGGCGCCGTAGAGGTAAGCGGCCGGGTACTGTTCAAGGACCCAATTGGACCCATTCTCGTCCAGCAGGCACAGCTTGGCGCGGTAGCGCAGGCGAGCGGTGAGTGGGGTGACCGGTGCGGGATCGGCGTCGGCGTCCGGGTAAGGCGAGAAGACGAACTTGCCTCCGGCGATGGTGTATTCGCAGGGGTTTCCGAACGCGCCAACCGCCCGGCCGTCCATCGCCTCCATGGTGATGAACTTCAGAGGCCGCCCGCTGTCAGCATTAGTGCGGAAGGCCAGGACGCCGTCGAAATCGCACGGTACGGAGACCGTCTCGCCCGTGATCGTCAGCGTCTTGATGGCCACCATGTTGGGGTGATCCACACGTTCCGTGATCTCCGCCTCGGCTAGCGCGATGAAGTCAGGAACCGCTTGCTCCGCCTCGGCATTGTTGAGCCACGCCATAACGCGCTGCTGGAGGGTGGAGTAGGTCAGATTCATGCCGCCACCTCGAATGACGCCGTGGCGTTTTCCTTGAGGAGGCCCTGGATCATCTGAACGAGCTGATTGCCAAATACCTCAGCCCGCTGATCGTCTTTCAAGTATGGCGCCGCGTGCATCAGGGCCGCGTATAGGTAGAGGTCTGGCTGATAAGTCAGGAGCCAATTGGTTGGTGCGGCGTCCGAGAGGGCCGGGATTTTCTCATAGTAAGATAGGATCGCGGTGACGTTGCCGGACGGCACAGGGGCCAACTCGATGTAGCGGCCGACAACGGCGTAGTATCTAGGCGTTCCCTGGTTGCGCAGTCGGAACCGTCGCATCGCCGACAGCTTGTCGATCGGGATTTGCTCCAGCGTAGTGGTTTGTACGGACTCCGATCTCAGATAGATCGGCTCGAGCAAGGTCGCGGGCAACGGCGCCGCAGATGACCCGGCCGTGATCGCGACATAACCGGAAACCACCATGCGGGTATTGCGAACCACCCTGTTTAGCGTGGCCTCGGCAAGGGTGATGAAGTCGGGAACGGTGGCCGTTAGGTCTGATCGGTCGAGCCAATCGGCAACGGCGGTCTTGAGGGCGGCATAGTTGGCCACGCTCATCGGAGCACACCATTGCTCACGCCAAGCGTACCGTCAGCGGTGCGCAGATAGGCCCAGTCTGGGTCGTTGAGCTTGCGCATCAGCTTCTCGGCGTAGAGGTCGGGCCGAAATGCATCCCACCCCTCCTCCGCCAGCCACTTGTTGCGCAGGATCGTCGGGATGGTGGCCACACGGCGCATCTCGCGGCTCTGCGTGTAGCCGTCATTCGCGTTGGCCAGGGTCTTGTTGCGCTCCAGGACAGGCGTGGTGTCCTGGGTGCTGTGAATCAGGTATTCGCCGTTTCCGACGTCTTCCCAGTCATGGCGCACGCCGGCGCCCGAGGTGAGCAGGCGCCGGCGCGACATCAGAGGATCTCCACGAAATAGCGCTCTTCGAGGCCGCGGGCGATCGGCTCAGGAAGGGAGAACTCCTCCTTCCACTCGTAGTAGGCCTCGCCAATGCCCGGGACATGCTTGCCCATCGAGATCTTGCCGTCGCCCTGCTTGGTGACGCGGACGCGGACCTGTTCGACAGGATCGGCCAGCCCGTTGGCGGCCCGCTGGCGAGCGGCGCGGACGCGCAGGTCCGCCTCGGCGGCCTGGGCCTCGGCGACGCGCTCGTTGTTGGTCTTCAGTTGCTCGGGCGGGATGTTGGCGTCCGGCACCGGCAGGGCAGCGACCTCGCGGGCGACGGCCTGGGTCGCGGCGCGAACGGCCAGGTCTTCGTCATTGGCGGCGACCGGCTGCACGGGCGTAATGACGCTGGCGGTCGTGGCCAGGCCCTCGGGAGCTCCGGCCAGCTTGGCGGCCCTGGCGGCGCGGGCGATAGCCATGCGCTCTTGGGCTGGGGTCTGTTCGGTCATGGATCGTCCAAAGAAAAGGGGCGATCCGAAGACCGCCCCTGCTGGAGTTTGGACGCTGAACCAGCGCCCGGTGGAACGCTGGAGTTAGAGGAGGTCAGCCACCACGGCGCCGCCGAGCTGGTTCCTACAGACCAGGGTCTTCTCCATGGTCATCAGGAAGCGCTCGTTGTCGCCGGTCTTGGCCAGCGGAGTGGACTTCAGGCCGTCCAGCGTCGCCACGGCCCACATCTTCGGGTCGATGAACAACGCATCACGCGAGAGCGCCGCATACGGGTGCGGGATCAGGGTGATGGCGCCGAAGTCCGACACGTAGACGTCAGCCGCCGCGGTGATGGTCGCCAGGGCGTTGCCGCGCACTTCGCTGCGGATGTCCGCGATGCCGGTGAAGGCCGAGAACTGCTGCTTGTGCGTGCCGTCCAGATAGCATTGGCTCAGCATGGCGCCGTTCGAGAACGCGGTCGCCAGAACCCCCTTGACCAGGGCCTCGGTGAAGGTGCGCTGGGTGCCGTTGGTGGCCGCAGCGACGGTGCCGCCGGAGAAGCCGCCGCTCGAGCCGCCGGAGCCGCGCGAGACGTTGGTGGTCAGCCACGCCAGCGCGCCGGCGGACTTGCGGGTCGTGGCGCCCGATTCAGCCACCGAGGCGTAGTTGCCGACGAAGCGCTTTTCGGCGTCCCGGCGGATTTCCAGGCCCTTGAGCATCTTCTGACGGGCCAGTTCGCTGTCGCGGCCGGCCTTGTCGACCACTTCCTGGGTCCGCGACACGCCGCCCTTCTTGGTGAAGATCTGGCAGCGGTTGCCGACGCGGGTGGTCAGGTTGGCGGCATCCAGGGTCGAGACGTCGTCGCCTTCCAGGGCGGCGTTGGTCTCGTCGGCGGCGGCCAGGTTTTCGGTCTGCCACTCGTGGTAGATGTTGGTCGCCTTGGCGGTGCCGATGTTGCTCGACAGCGGGGTGGACTCCGGGGCAACGCGATAGATCACGTTCTCCAGGTCTTCACGGATGCCGATGTTGTTGACGGAGGTGACGGTGTTCGTGGGGGCGGTCATTGGCCGCGTCCTTTCTGCATGGCGAGGATGAGGGCGATGCCGTCCTCCTGGCTGTGCGTCTGCGACAGCCGGTTGGAGAGACGGGCGACCTCACGATGTGCGGGGTTGCTTGCCTGGGCCGGGGCCGCCACGGGGGCGACGGTGCGTACAGGCGGCGTTTGAGGCTTCGGAGCGGGGGTGGCGGCCTTGGCCTTGGCTGCGGCCTGCGCCTGGTCCCAGAGCATCGCCTTGTGAGCGACGATCAGTTCCTTGGCGGAGGCGTTGCCGATGGCTTCTGGCGGAAGGCCGGACTGGACGATGTACTCACCCAAGGCCTTCTGGGATTCCGGCTTGAGCAGTTCCGGGGCGTGTTCCTGCAGGTCCGCCACGACTTCGCGCACGAAGGCTTGGCGGGTGATCTGCTCGGCCTCTTCCCGGGCGCTCTGGAGCTTCTGGAGGGCGGCCTTCGCGCGATCCCGACCCAGGACGGCCTTGTTGTACGCAACCAGATCTCTGGCGGCGACATCAGGGTCTTCCTCGGCTTGGATGCGATCGGCCCATCCATCCCAATCAATGTTTTCCCACTCGGATTTGAACGTCTCGACCGCTTGGGGCAGGAAGGTCCCGAGTTGTTCGGCCAGGGCGCGAACGCCATTGACCTCGGACTCGGCGGCCTTCCGCGCTTCGGCGGCTTTCGCCTTGGCCTCGGTGACGACTGTCTCGCGCTTGTCTTCCTGAGCACGCACGATGGCCTGCAGTTCAGGGTTCAGAGCGGCGAACTTCGCCTTGGCCTCAGCATCCCACCATTGCGGAGCATCCACCGGTTGGGCCGCAGCCTCCGGAGGGGGTTTCGCTTCTTCGCCGTCGCCGGGCTGTTCAGCCTCGCCAGCGTCATCGTCCGTGGTGGCGGACTCAGATTGGTCGACCGGCTCACCGTCGGCGGGCTCGGCGGCGCCCTCGACGGGCGCCTGCTCGGCCTGGACGGCTGCGGGTTGTTCCTTGATTTCGGGTTCGGCGGCAGGCGCGGTCATCAGCGCCACGGCCGCGTCAATGCTCAGCGGGCCGGTATCGGCCGCAGCTTCGGTGGTCATGAATTCACCTTGGGGGTGGGTGTTGGTCTAGCGCCGGTCTTGTTCGGCGGGCGAAAGCAGGGCGGCCATCTCGCGGCTGTGCGCGACGGCGTGGCCGTTGGCGATGACCTCGACGAGCGCGTTGCGGACCATCTCGATGGCCTTCATCGCGTTGAAGTACTTCTCACGAGTGTCTACGGCGTCGATGCCGGTGGCGACCCACTTCTTGACCAGGAGATCCTTGATCGCGTCGAAGGCCCACTGGGTCTCCGCCAGTTCGACCGAGGCGCGGCGGCCCTTATGGATGGCTTGATCTTCGGTCATGCGCCGCGCCCATCGGGGAAGTAGCGGCGAAAATGGCGCTCGCGAATGAAGGCCGCCACGCCAGGATCAACTTCGATACCGTGCAGGCGCACCGCCGCAGGCAGAGCGGCCTCGATCACCGGAGCCACGCGATCCCATTGCCAGGCCATGTTGCAGGCCGCCCACTCGTCGCGCTCACAGCCCCGCAGATAGAGACCCTGGGCGTCCTCGCTCATGGTTTCGAGCATGTTGCGCTGGAGGGTGGAGAGGTTGGTCATCCCGGCTCCCCACCTGGCTCGACATCCGAGCTGACATGAGTGTCTTCCTCGCTCGCCACATCCTGGACACCGGTCATGGCGTCGATCGCCTGTCCGCGCGCCTTCAGCGCCAGTTCGGCCTCAAGCTCCTCGCGCTTTAGCTGAAGCTCGGCAGCGATTTGCTCGGCCCTCTGATCCAGTTCGCGGTGCTTAATGGCCACTTCCTGCTCGTGCTTCTGTTGCTGGAGGGTGAAATTTGCCTCCTGCTCTTGCTGCTTGAGGTGGAAGTTTGCGAGCGCTTGCTGTTGGTCCAGTTCAAGTCTGGCCTGGTCCGATTGGGCCTGCCGAGCCATCCTCTCGCGCTCCAGGTCCATCTTGGCCTGAGCCTCCAGCACCTTAGGATCGGGCGGCGGAGGCCCGGCCGGCGGTTCGGTGGCCGGGTCGGAGAAGTAGGCCTCCGGGTTCTTGATCCCAGCCTTTTCGGCGCGCTTGATGGCCAGGGCGTAGATGTTGGTCGGCTTGACCAGGGGGCCGTTGAGACCGCCCTGAGCGCTGACGATGGCCGCCTGATCGCTCGCCGTACGGTCCAGAACCGCCAGGTCGTGCTCTCGGCCCGAGGCGCCCAGACCAACCTCAATGGTCATGTCGTTGCGGGTGGACCACGAGGACGGATTGACCGGGGTCCACTTGTTGCGGAGCTTGACCACCTTCGACTGCATCGCGTGCTGGCGGAGCAGGTCGTGGACGCCCATGAACAGGTCCTTGACGCCCGTCTCGGCGAAGATACGGGCGATCATGCGGATGCGCTTCTGGGAGGCCCCCATCAGGATCGCGGCGCCTTTGGCGGTGTCGTGCAGCGTGTCGGGGTTGAGGCCCTGAGCGTTGCGGACGATGCCCGAGCGCTTCTCCGCCTCGGTGGACCAATACTCCAGACGGGATTGGGCGTCGAAGCCCAGGCCGCCGGACTGAATCGGCAGGATCGCCGCGCCCTTAGTGCGGACCGGAACCCCGGGCTCGTTGCGGAGCAGGTCCGAGATGGTCCACTCGTTGGCGTAGGTCATATCGACCTGGTTGCGCTGGTTGAGCGCGAAATACCCGCTGTCCAGGTCCATCCGCGTCAGGGCGGTCTTGATCTTCTGGACCTCCATCAGCTTGTCGGCGATGGACTCGCCATAGAACCGATGGGTCACGAGGAACGGCGTGATCGCCGAAAGCTGGATCGAATTGACCTTCTGCTTTCGCAGCAGCTTGGCGCTCTCACCCGTTCCGCCCGTCAACACCTGATAGAGCGTGGCGTAGGCGTTTGGCGGCTCCATGACGCGCACATAGTGCTCGACGACCTCGACCTGGCGCATGGCCTTGGTCGCTTCGCCTCCGTAGCCCTGGCTGCTCTCGGAGACCGTGTCTCGGGCCTGCTCGATGGAGTCATGCTGCGGCGAGGAATAGGCCGGCAGGGCGTCCACGAGATCGGGGTCGATGCCCTGGGCGATGAGATCCTGGGCCCGCGGACGCGAGCGGGTGGCGCAATAGGTCGACTGTGGCAGCCATACGGTGTCGGCCGAGACCGTGATGTCCTCCGGCGCCACGACATCGACCACGGCACGGCCCTGGGGCGGCTTGGTCAGGGTAAAATCGTAGAGCGGCTCGCCCTGCCCGTCCCACTCGGCGGACTGGGCCACTTCGGAGACCTTACCGTCCTTCTCGGCCAGCAGCATCTCAATGGCGGTCTTGCCCTTGAAGGCCTCAGGCGGACAGGCCTTTTCCTCCCACCACCACTTGAAGACGCCGGTCTTGGCCTGAAACGCGTCCTTGAACGCCGACGTCAGGGTAAGAAAACCCGGGTTCTCGTTGAAGATCACATGCCGGACGTAGTCGGTCTCTTGCTGCGCCGCGTCCTCGTCCTCCTCACCGATCGGCGAGAACGACACCACATCATCGCCGGCGGTGAAGATCTCCACCACGTCGGGCAGGATGGTCTCAATAGCGTCGGCGACGTCCAGAGACACCGCCTTGGAGCGCCCCGGGAGCGACGGGACATCGGGCATATAGCCCTTGATGTAGTTCAGCGCCCGCTCGCGCTCCTGGGTCAGTTCGCTGTCGAGGTCGAACCCGATGGAGCGCCGCCGCTCGGACTGGACGATGGCCAGCAGGTCTTCGTCTTTCATGCCGGATACTGGCAGCGAAGCAGGGGTCAAGGTCGCGAACCCTTACAGGGATGGGTCGCTGGCAGCAGGTCGCTCCGATCAGCCTCCCAAGCCGCCTCGCCCTCCATCATCACTCGGTAAGTCTGGTCTCCGCCAACCATGATCACCGCCTTACGGAATGTGGGCGTGCGCGTGATGCTGGCGCCCTCTCGGCAGGCTCCGAGCAGGAGTTGCATGGGGGGGGCGAGTGAGACGCTGCTGAGGCCGGGGATCGCCGACGTAGCGATGAGCGCGCCATTGATGTAGAGCGAGGCCTGAGCGGCGCCGTAATCGACATCCAGGAAGTACAGGAACTCAGTCGTCGTATCGGGCACGGTGAAGTTGACGAGCGAGTTATTGACCTGCAGCCGCAGGGTCGTGGTGGACGACCCGGGGAAGAACAGGCCGATGCCGCGCGAACCGGAGGTGATCGGCTCACCGATGCTGAACAGGGCGGTCGTGGTCCCGACTGCGGTGTCTAGCTTAGCCACCCCAGCAACCACCACGCGGCGGCCGGTACCAGGATAGGTATTCGGCGGCGGGTCGAGGGTGTAGTGGCGAGCCGTGTTCGTCGTGTCGCCTGGCGGGTTGTGGTAGTATCCGTCATTGAGGAGCCAAACGTCGGGGCCGCTGACGAACGGCCCCTCTGGGGCGCCGGCGTCGGTGAACCACTCTCCGACTACCCTGTCGGTGCTCAAATCGACTTGCCGAATGGCGCCGCCCTGAGCCGACCCATTGTCACCGCCAGAATACCACAGATACCCATCGTTCAGGCAAAGGTGGTCGATCGCCGTTCCATAGATCGACAGCGTACGCCCCAGGGCGCCCGTGGTCTTGTTGATCCATTGCAGCGTGCTGTTATTGCCGGTCGCACACGCAATCAGCATGTCCGTGGCCGGATCGTAGAGCAGTCCGTTGACCGTAAGCGACGTGAAGTCCAGCGAGCGGACCAGTGCGCCTGTGGTCGGATTGACGAACCAGAACTTGTTGGCCGCCCAGAAAACCAGAACGCCGTCGACGCTGTCGTAGGCGAGGCCCTGCGCACCGGTCGTCAGGGTTCCAGAGATCGACAGAAAGGTGATTTCGCCGAGGTTGGTCGTAAAGTCAGCCGAGAGGTGGACGAGCGACGGCGCAGGCGTGGCAAGCGAGCCCTCAGTGGGCACGCCGAAGTTCATCACCCACCGGGTCCCGTCCGGCATCGCGACGCCGCCGGTGCAGGTGAACCCCTTGCCGGTGTCGGAGCCAGACGCATCGGGCAAACTGACCGTGCTAGCCGTCAGCCTAAGCGTTTGGAGCACGCCCAGTTGCTGGGCGGTAGTGCCCTGGATCAGGCGAGATGCACCCCCGTTCGTGAACACGATCCGGCTGGCGGAAAGCGTTGGTGCACCGGTGCTCATCTTCAGCAGGTCGCGCCCCCGATAAGCGGCGATCGACTGCACCGTAGAACCCGAGGCGACTGCTCGGCGCGCGGACCAGTAGCCGGTCAGCGAGTTGAGCATGGCCGCGCGGTTCAGGTAGCCGGGCTGCCCTCCGGCGACTGGAAGCCCGGAGGTGCCGACGATCGCGCCCATTTAGCTTTCGCCAATCATCGAGAGCGTCGAGGCGACACCAGTGGCCGTAACCACCGACAGTTTGAGCGTCGAACCCTCGCCGACGAGAACCTCCTTGCTGCCGTTGGCTGTGAGGTTGGTCACGTCAGAATAGGTCGAGCCGTTCGGGTCAAGCGACTGCAGGGTGACGGTGCCGCCGCCCCACGTGGCCGAGGCGGACCACGCATAGCGCCCACCACGGACATTGGTGACGGCAGTCGTGGTGATCGTCAGTGGTTGCGCTAGGTGAGCAGCCATTGCGGATTCCTGATTGTCTGAGGGCGCGCCGAGCGGCGCAGCGTCAACGGGCGCTAGACCGCGCCGAATGCGGGGATGACGAGCTTGTCCGGACCGCTGTTTTCGCTAACCGGCTCGGCGAAGGTCAGGACGACGGCGTCCCATTCGTCAGGGCTGCGGATCTTGCGGACCCGCTGCATGTGCTCTTTGCTCTCGAGCGTGAGTTTCGAAGTGGTCGGGTGGTACGAGAAGCCCGGCGCGCAGGCGTCGGCCTGGAGCACATCAGAGTCAGGGATGTCCGCCCCGCCCTCGTCTTTCAGCCAGTCGTTGGACAGGTCCCACATCTCGACGCGACGATTGAGCGGCCCGGCGATCTCCTTGCCGTCCTTGTCGCGCTTGGGCGGGTGGATCGGCGAGGATCCGAAGTTCACCAGGCGGCAGACCTTCTGGTACTTCGTGCCCCAGCCCGTCAGGATGTCGTAGATGCCGCCCCCGCCGCCGGCGTCGATGAACATCCGCGCCGGATTGTCCCGGTCGATGATGTCCTTCAGTTTGGTCGCGGCGCGGACGTTGTCGATCGGCGAGGCGTCGCTCTTGACCTTCTCCAGCTTGCGGCCACGGCGCCAAGCGATGGCGAACCGGTCCTTGCCCTCGCGCTTGGGGTCCACGCCGATGATGAGCGGCCCAACACCCTTAAGATTGGCCTTGCGTGCCTTCAGGACGTGCTCAGGCTTGATGAAGCTGTCGTGGCCCGTGGTCTGGAACGCCTCGGCCGCCGTGGCCGGGTACTCCTGCTTGAAAAGCTGCGGGTCCTTCAGTTCAGCGATCTTGGCCCGGCGCCAGCACATCTGATCCAGGTCCAGACCATGGAGGTCGGCGTATTCCCACTCCTCCTCGTCCATGACGAAGTCGTCAGGGGCCGTCCGTCGATATTCGTCCTGCCAGAACCACGGGACGAAGATGGCCTGATAGTCGCCGATCCCGGCCTCGGCCTGCTGCCAACGCTCGTGAAACTCGCCGCCGACGCCGTTGGCCGTGGACTCCAGGACGATCTCGGTGTCCGGCAGGTCGGGGATAGCCTGAATGACGGACGCGAAGTGCGACGCGGCGTGAGGCCAGAAGGCCACCTCCGAGCCGTGGAATAGCTGGATGGTCTTAGACCGCCCGACAGCCTTCGTGCCGGCCGTGCCGACCTCGTAGCCGCCATCGAGCTTATCGAAGAACAGCTCCTTGGCGTTCGCCGCCCCCGTGCTGGGCTTGACCAGAGCCGGGCAGTGCTCGTGATAGCGATTGGCCATGCCAAACAGGTTGTCAGTGGCAGACTGCTCGTGGGTTAGAATGAAGACCCGCAGCCCTCGCGCATGGGTCACGCGCCAGTAGAACCGGCCGCCGATGTAGGTCGAGGCCCCCTGTTGGCGCCCCTTCAACAGGATCGCCCGCACACGGCCCGTCTTGGCGCGCTGCTCCTCCAGGCGCTCGTGGATGTATCGCTGAGCCTGGTTCAGAAGTAGCGGCTCGATTGCGCCGGACTTGGCGCGGATCTTCAGGCACTTCTCGGCGTAGTGGGCGAAGTCGTCGCGCAACCGGCGCCTGATCTCCCGCTCCCTATCCGTCAAGCTCATCGAGGGCGGCCTCGTGATTGAACGCCACCCCACCGGAGTGTTCGATGCTAGCGAGCTTGGCGTGGACGTAGGGGGCAGCGGCCTTGGCCATGTCCATGCGCTGGGCCGGCTCAGCCGTGGCGTCGCGCATGATGCGGAGCATGAAGTCCAAGGGCATCTCACCCCCGGCCTCCGCCTTTGCCTTGGCCTCTGCCGTCGCCTTGTTGACGGCCCCAGGCTTTCGCCCGGCCCCCTTGCGAGCGCCGCCGCGTTTGATTTCCTGTTGGCTCATTTGATTTCGGTCTAGTTTTTCAAACCAGGAACGACATACCCCATCCGCTCAAGACCCGAGCGCAACGACGCCTGCGGTATGTCGCTTAGGAGCTCTCCAAGCCTAAAGAACGGAACGGTTGCCACGTAAGTGAGGGAGCGGCCGCCGACCACGACAACGTCACCCGGTTTGGACTTGGGCCGCTGTGTTTGGAGCCAGGGCTTCCGGAGGTGGTCGGCCATGTTACACGCCTCGGTGTGTTGGTCGCCGGTCTTTCCAGGCCGTCATCCCTGAGCGGGAGTGGTCGGTCAGTAGGTCGAAGCGATGGGCCCCTGGTCAGCCGTGAAGCTGTTGGGCGACGTGATCACCGTAGCCGTGCCGTAGGTCTCGCCGGTCTTCTTGAACGCGGTGAAGGCACCCAGGGCGTGGGTGCGGAAGCGGGCGCCGGTGTTGTTGAACTGCAGGCCGATGAAGTAGAGGCCCGGACCTTGCGCAGCGTAGGTAGCCGAGAACGGAATCGCCTGTAGGGCAGCGGTACCGGATTGAGCGGTGCTGGCCGACTGGGCAACGGGCGCGCCGTTGTGGTCGTACAGGATCGCGGTGACGTTGCCGGCGACGGCCGAGCCATTCAGGATCGAGACGCCCGTCAGCACCGTGTTGATCGGGATGAACACCCGAGCGATGTAGGTCTCAGTGACAACGGGCGTGGTGTCAGTGCCGACCGTGGCGACCATGGGCGGAGCGCCGCCGGTGGCGTGGACCGAGATGGCGCCGCGGCCATTGGTGCCAATGCCGCCCTTACCGAGTTGAGCCGCGGTACCCATGGGTTAATCCTCCAGGCGCTTTTGCGCCAAATGGGGGTTGAGCGCCTTGGCCTTTGCCATGCGCTTGGAAATCCAGAATGTGGCCTGACCCTTGGATTGGAGATCCTTGACCAGGGTCTTTCCGTCCTCGTTGAAGACGAACCACAGCCCGTCAGGCTGGAAGCTGGTGAACATCAGCGGGCCTTAGCGATCCAACCGGGCGTGTTGGGGAGCAGTCCAGCGTGGCCGACCTGCTTCTCGACGATGCCGTACTGCATGGCGTAGTATTGGTTGGCCTCATCGCGATAGATCTGCGCAACCCGTTGGCCGCCGCCATAAGCGCTCGCCACGAAGGCCTTGTATTGAAGGGCGCTAGCGTACTCGTAGAGATCGGCCGTGCCGCGTCCGCACTTGCGATCGATAAAGGCCTTCGTACTCATCGCCCCGCCTTCGGAATCTTGAAGCCGATCTTGCGGCCCCTGGTGCTGGGCTCGTCGTGCAGCGCCCACGCAGCGGCGCGGCTCACCGAGCGCAGACCGTGGAGCCCTCGCGGTCCCGAAGGTCGTGAACCGATCCGAAGCCGTAGAAGACGCACTCATCGTCCCAATAGTCGTCGTTGGCGGTCGGGCGCTTAGCGGGCATAGAGCTTGATCGCCAGGAGCGTGACGGCGAAGGTCGCGACGATGGCGCAGACGTAGAAGCTTCCGCTCATCGCAGGCCTCCGGACTTGCTCGCCAGATGGGAATGCGTAGAGCTTGGCCGCCACGCTGGCCTCGTGGGTTTCGCGCCTCACCTCGGCTCAACCGCTATGGGCTCGCTCTGAGGTGTGTCGGTGGCGGGTGGGCGCGAATTGGAATTGGTTGCGGGTCTTTCCCCGCCGTCATCGGTTTGCCCTTTCGGGCCGTCGCGGAGAGTGGCCACCCGGCTCGAAGCCGGACCAGTCGACGCTACATGGGGCACCCAACCGAAACCCGCGCTCTTGACGCCTTACGGCGAATTGTTCCCGACGGCCTATCACCAGACCGCACCGTCGGGTCTTCACCGGTCCCTGCCGTCGAGGCCGCTCGATCTTGGCCGACCAGCCGCGTCAGGTGTTGGGTGAAGGGGAATGTCGTTGAACGCCATGGGCGCGAGGTCGCGTCATTTAAGCTAGCGGCCCCTCAAACATCCGCAGCCCCGTGGCGTCCCAACTACACCCGGCGATCAACCCGGGCGGCCCAACCAGATACACGGCCAGGTCTTCAAACGACAACGCCCCGGCCGGTGATGCTCGGGGCGGTCTTGGACGTGCGAAGCACATCCTATTAACCTTGTACCGGTCTCGCTTCCCGCCGTCAATGGGTGGTGTTACGGATCACGGACTCGTCAACATGTGGCAATTACGCGCACCTTGTCGCGCGCTTGACCATGTCCACGGCGTCTTCGATCTCCCACGCCGTGCGTAGCTGGCTCGCCCCGGCCCTTGCGTCCCGGCGCTCCTCAGCGAGGTTGATCACCACTTGGGTGATGGCCTGGGTCAGCAGGTCGCGGGCGTAGCCGAAACGCTTGTGGATGCGGTTGGCGGCGACCTGGACCGAACGGGCCTCGCCGCAGATCGTGTCCAGGGTGATGGTGGACTGCCAGTCAAGGCCCTTGCGCATCACAGCGAGAAGCTGGCCGGCGAGGGCGACGCGGACCTCCGGGGCCCTGACGCCCCCTCCCCCGCCCTGATCGTTGGCGCTGGGCGTGGTGCAGCCGTTCGTCACCTCGAAAGCCTCGCGGTACTTGCGGGCTGCTTCCCATGTGTCCGCTTCTGACATGGTTCCGTGGTTGGGGCGTAGGTAGCCGGCCAGGAGGGCTTGATTGAGCCCGCAGCGGCTGACGATGCGAACGCGGCCGCTATTGCGCTCCACGGTCTCGCCCCGCGCCTCGGCAAGGCTGGCGGTCTCGTCGTTGGCGGCGTCAGCCCAGCCGCGCTCCAGGCGCTCGTCGCGATTGCGCTCAAGGCGCTGGATGGCCTCGCCCGCCTCTGCTCGCTGTTCCTTGGTGGCGCGCTTGTCGTCCCGCTTTGCGACGTAAACCGCCATGACGGAAAGCTCGGAGGCGGTGAAGCCCGAGGCGCTATAGGGCGCGGTCCCGACCGGCGGGCGGGCGGCGTCCATGCTCGCGGAGAGCTTGGCGCGACGCTTGCGCTCAAGTTCACGCTGGCGCTTGCTCTTGACGCAGTAGCGGTCGTTGGCCGGGACCGGGGTTACGGCCGGCGGCGCGGCGTGGCCACTGAATGGCGGCACCTGCTCGCTCTGGATCGCGACATCAGCCATCGTCGTCTCCGCTATGCCATTTGGCAGGATTATGGGGTGATTTGGCCAGATGGTGAAGGCTTGGTTAGAACCTGGGCTTCTTGCGGGCGATGACCCGCTTCCCGTTCCGTAAGTGCCAGATCTGGTCGAGTCCCCACCGGTCGTTTGGATACGGCAAGCCCAGGAAGATCGGTCCATCCAGGCCTGCCATGTGCCTGAGGTGACACTTGTTGGTCCACTGGTAGTCGATCACATCGACGGGGCTCATGGCTCAGTCCTCCTTGGTTGGCTTGGCGATTTTCCGGTGGTTTGATGCCACGAAGCGGTCAAGACCCGCGATCGCGTCATCGACCGTCCCCACCCTGGGGCGCGGGGTCAGCCTCCCCTCCAATACTGCGCGCCCGATGAGGGCCAGCTCTCGCAACTTCTCGGGGGTGATGGGGTCAGTCATGGAGCCACCCCCGGGCGACCGCCTCAACCTCAGAAATCGCCCGTGCAACCTCTTCCTCTGTACGTGGCGAAGCAGGTGTAGGCTTGCGGGCGCGGTAGATGACATCAGGCTCGTCTATCGTGGTCCTCGCCATCCAGGCGCCGGCGTGCGCCAGCAGCGCGTTTAGAACGAACGGGACTACCTCGTAAGCATGATAGTCGTCCTCGTCGGTAGCCGCGAGGCGATCGGCATGTCCGATTGCCAGTTCTGGCGCCGAGAAGACCCCACCACATTCGTGCCGGTAAACACCCTGCTTGAAGACGGCATAGACGGTCTCAGTCATTGGCTTGCTCTCGCGCCTTCATCATGGCGTCAGCGTACATGTAAGCCGCAGTCGAGACGCGCTTGCCGCCGACAATTCCATTCAGCACATCTTTGCGCTCATCTTCTTCCAGAGCCGCCGTCAGGCCAGTCAGCGCCGCCATGGCGAACTCGTCGCGCAGGTTTTTGGGGCCCGCGCTGTCGCGTCGAGCCAGCAGCGTTGCCAATTCAGCCTCAGGAATGAGGACGTGGCCATTTTCTACCCGATAGTACGGAGATGTCTCAGTCATTGGTGTTCTCCTTGGCGAACAGTCGGAACCCGGCGAAGCGCCAGATCATGCGGACGAGGCCGTTCCTCTCCGAAAACAGCGGGCGGTTCCAGGGCGGTCGGAACGAGAACCACGCGCCCCGCCAGCGCCAGCTTATCCCGCCGGGCCAGGCGGTGAGCATGGTCTGCACTTCGCCCTTGCGGCCGATCTGGAGGAGTGTTGGGCGGATGATAATCTGGAGACTCACAGACCAAACCCTTCCTTCTGAACCACAGCCCACTCCATGGTCACCACTCGCTCACGACGCCGTCGCTGACGCTCTTGGTAGGCCGCCATCTGGCGCTCCGTCGTCCCAAGTGAGATTAGGTCCAACTCCCAATCCGGTAAGCTCTCTACCGGTGGCAGATCTCGCGCAGGCCGGAGGCGCGAAAGGAGCCAGGGCGCGCTCATCGCACACCCGCCAATGACGCCGCCACCGGCTCGATTGTGTAGGTCCACTCGATCTCGGCTGGCCATTCACCGGTCATGGCGAAGTAGGCGCCGGCGTACGAGGTGTCATAGGCCGCATTCAGCACCCGGGCTCGTGCTTCCGGGGTGGTCGGCATTTCGAGGCTGGGGAGCTTTGCGGGGAAGTCAGAGGGGGTCATGCGCGCCCCGCGAACGTCATGCCGTGATTGTCGCAGTACCGGCGGAAGGCCGCCTCGTGCAGTTCGCCAGGAAGCATCTCAATCCCATGGCCGAGGGTGCCGCCTTTCCACGATCCCTTGCGCTTTCCGGTCTCGCCGGAGAACGCGATGTCCAGTGAGCGATGGACCTTCAGTCGGCAGAACAGCGACAGCCACTTGAACCAGCCTTGGCCGAACTTGTATTCGCGCTGCTCGATGAGCGTGGTCGCGCTCAACGCCTCGCCATCAAAGTCCTTGAAAGCGAAGGTCGCGGTGGGGCAGACTTCCTTGGCTGCGAAGTAGGCCTTGTAGCTGTCGATCCCACGGCGCTTGGTCGTGTCCTCAGACCAGATTTCGCGCCCAGCTAGGTCGTAGAGGCTGTGGCGGGTGTGGCGCCATTGGGTCCAGGGCAGATGCTTGCCCCAGTTCTGGTCCGTGCGGCTGTCGTGGGTCTGGCGGCCATAGAATACCTGCAGGAAGCCCTCGGAGTAGCTGAACCCGTACTGGCGCTCATGCGTGTCGTAGTACCAGTTGCGGCCCATGCGCTCGATTGTCGCCGAGTCCCAGGACGAGGCGACCACCTTCCGGCGCCAGGGCTTGATGATCTGCGGTAAGCGGCAAATCAGCGTGTGGCCGAACGCCGCTACCAGAATCCGGCAATGCGGATATTCATCATCGTCACCTGAGGCTAGCGTCAGCGCCAAGCGCTTGTACTTCGGCTCCCGCGCATAGGTGAACGGGCCGAAATAGCGGTCATTGTCGCCCCAGCGGATGGGGCGAAGGGCGGCGGCGATGGTCATGCCGGTTCTCGCGGCTGGATGGCAGGCCGGGAAACGCTGGCCTCACACTGGGCGATAAGCCCCTCGTGGTTCTTCAGGCGGACGTGGATTGCCGCCAGGGTCTTCAGGCGGTCCGAGTCCGGGACCTTTCCGTCGAACAGGTCCAGCAGTGCCCTCGCATCGACGGTGTTGAGCATGATCATGTCGTTCCCCGACTTGATGGTTGAAGGGCTAGCGAACCTCGATGACGCGGACTCCTGCGTATCGGGCCACGGATTTCATGTTGTCGGTCCCTCGACCGCCCCTGAAGGCGATCAGCACATCCGGCGCGGTGTCGACCATCTGTTGGTTCCGTCGCGGTCCGGCCGACCTGCCCCAGCGACGCCACTCCGCCGGATAGACCTCTGCCGGGACCTTACGGCGCTTGGCCCACCGATCGGCCAATGTGTCGAGGCCGGGCGCGCCGCCGTGCACAAGAACCGTCAGGCCAAGGCGCTGGCGAGCTGCGTCAAGCACGGTTTCGACCCAGGCCTCGTCAGCGTAGTCGCGGCCACCGGTGACGGCCACCCGGCTCATCTCAACACCCCCCGAACGAAGGCCGCGATACGCGACCAGAGCGATTGACGGGGCGCCGGAGCCAAGAAGTCGGGGTGCTTGAGGGCGGCGGTCATGCAGCGCCCCGACGAAGTTGCTCAGCAGCATCGTGCAGCGTCTTGGCGTCACGCTCTGCGTTCTGGGCATCCTGGATCGACGCCGCAGCCCTCTTGCGCGCGCCGGAAGCCATAGCATCGAAGCGTGACGCCAAGACGCTTACCCGGATATGCAACGGACGCAAATCAGTCATGGCGATTTCCTTTCAGGTGATTTTACAGCACCGAAACTGCGGCGTCATAGTCCAGCACGACAGTTGCGTAACATTGTCGTGAACACTTCACCGGCATTTTACTTGCCGCACCGAATGGATCACTTGCCAGACAAGCGAGCGGGCCAAAGCCTGCGCCGCGCATCGGACGCGTTTCAAGCAAATCCGAGAGAAGTTCTGGATTCAGGGGTTGGGCTTGAAGCCCACCCCCTACTGATAGGTTAGTTATAACCTTAGGTGTTACTACCCGAGCGCGCGGTGCGGGCCTGCGTGTAGTAATATACCCGCGCACGCAGGAAAGGTTTTCCCGGCGTGACGCTAGCGTGACGGAGCGTGACGAGTGGATCATTTCAGCCACGCGTCGGCTTTTTCAGTGATCCATATCCAGGGGTGATCCCGGTCAATCAGACCCTTGTCGATCAGGGCGTCCCCGTCTCGCTTGTGGGCCTGGCGGATCGCGTCCGTGTCCATCGTCGAGCCGTACATGCTGCGATAGATGGTCTGGAAGTCGTGCCACTGGACGCCGAAGGTATTGGACGGCGTCCGGTTCAGGACGGGCATAATCCCGCCGTAGGTTCTAATCGCCGCGTCCATGGCGGTGAGGAAGTTGCGCTGTCCGGGGGAAAGGTTCCGCTTCTTGGGGCCGGTCTGTGTTTCATCCACCTGGGCGGGGCGCACGACACAGGAGGTCATGGGCTTGCCGTCGTCGTAGGTTCCAATCGACACGGATTGCAGCTCGAAGCCGATCTTTTCGCCGTCCTCGCCATCCTTCACCTTACGGGTGATCATGGTGCGGTGGCCGGTGTCTGGGTCTTTGATTACCTCCAGGGCAGAGTCTACGTTGGCGCGGAAGCTGGTGTGGCCCCGCTCGCGGTCGCCGGCGGCGTTCTTGTGGTGAACCCACATGAGACCGGCGCCGGTGGCGTTCTGGATCCGCTTGCCGGCCGCGAGCATGCGGCCCATGTCCTCGGAGGCGTTCTCGTTAGCGCCAGTCGAGGCGGTCGAGAAGGTGTCGATGACAATCAGGGCAAGCGGTGTAACGAGAGCCATCTTCCATGCGACGCACTCTTCAATGAAGGCGTCGATGGCGTCCGGATCACTGAACAAATTAACTGCTTCGGGCAGCAAGACAAAGGGTACATCGCCGCAAACGGCATGTTCTTGGCGATAGGCCTTGAGGCGCTTGACGAGCCCCTTTCCGCCCTCACCCGCCTGATAGAGAACAGCGCCCTTCCGGGTGGCCTTGCCAAGGAACGGCGTGCCGCGAGCAATGGCCAGGCCCATGTCGACCGCCAGGAAGCTCTTGCCCGACCCGCTGGCGCCATAGGTCAGAACCGCGTCGCCGCAGAAGAACAGGTCGGCGACCTGCCAGTCCTGACGAACCGCGACGCTGTCGAGTTGCCCCCATGTGATCGCGCCAAACTTGCTCTCCGGCGGCTCAGGCGGCGCCGGTTCCCAGGCGCGAGCTGGTATGGTGGGCAGTAGGCGGGGATCGTTTCCAGCGTCGATCCAATCCGACGCGTCTCCCTTGGGCGGCAGGCCGGGAAGGTCGATGATCTTGACGCTCGCCGCGATAGGCTGAAGCGCCGCGCCGACGCGGTCGCAGTGGTTACGGCCCGCCTTGTCGTTGTCCGGGATGATCACGACATCCAGGCCCGCGAACCAAGCATTCAGTTCGTCAGGCCACTTGCCCGCGCCGCCCGCGTTGCAGGTCGCGACCAGACCGGCCGCCTTAAGCTTGTCTGCGTCCTTCTCACCCTCGACAATGTAGACCGTGCCCCGGCCCTCAAGATTGTAAATGTCGTGGAGGTGATAGGGGACCTGGCGTACGCCCTTGACCTGATACGACCAGCCGTCACGGGCTAGCGGATCAGGACGGCGCTGGCGAAATGTCTTTGGCTCAAGTCGTTGGACCTGGAACAGGATTTCCCCGTCCTCGTCGGCATAGTCGTAAGTTGCCACGACCTTGGTGGGCTTCGGCGGCTCAGGCAGGCGGTCATTTGCGACCTCGATGCCCATATCCTCACGGATATACTTCGCCGCAGCCCCCAACGAGAGCCGAGTATGCCGCGCGACCAGATCCAGAACGCCGCCGCCGCTGCCCGCCTCGTGATCGAACCAGACGCCGTTCTGCAGATCGACCGACACCGATCCCTGTTTGCCGAAACGAAGCTCGTTGAGCGATGATAGGGCCTTGTTCGGCTCACCAAGAAGGTGGCGCGCAATCGTCTCGATATGGGGAGCAAAGGCGTCAGCGGTCACGCAGCCCTCACGATCTTGCCGTCAGACACAGAGACGCGCTCACCGATACGAAGGTGGGACTCGCCGAGTTTGGGCGTCCAGGATCCGGTTCCGCCGCCGTTGCCGAGGAAGACCCAGAACGAGCCGTCCATGCGCTCAGCGACGCGGATGATGGGGTGGGTCTTGGCTCTCATGCGGCTTCTCCGGACAGAAGGGGCGCATTGGCCTGGCCGTTGAACCGGATGATGTCGTCAGCGGTTTGCAGGCGAGCCTTCGAGCCTGGCGGGATGGGGATGAGGATCGGGGCGCTCGCCGATGCGCCAGGAGCGGGCTTTTGCCACACAAACCACGCGTAGGCGGTCGCGGAGGAGGCCTCCGGGTCCCAGCGCCCCTTGACCATGGGCACTCGCTCGCTGAACGGCGCCACCGCCGTCAGAGGGCAATCCTCATGCAGGAGGCGATAGCGTTTTCCGCCCTCAAGGAAGACGAGGCGCAGCAGCATGGCAACGCCCCGCCGAGCGTGGCCGTATGCGGTCCGAACGAAGGCGTCGCCAAGCACGAAGGGCGGGTTCGTCACAATCCAATCGATAGAAGGCTCGAACTTGCGCGCCTCCTCGGACAGGAAGTCGACCACAAAGGCCGGATCGCCGCCCTCATGTCGGTGAACATCGGACTCGACCACGATTGAGAAGTAGTCGCGCAGGCCGTGGGCCATGTGCCCCCCGCCGCACGCAGGCTCCCATGCGGACCAATGGCCCGGATCAAGCCTGTTGATCAACTCGCCACCAGCACGAGCCGCCCAGGGCGGGGTGGGAAAATAGTCCAGACCGTCAGCGGTCGGGGCGCGGTTGGCCATGACCGAGGTGTGGCCGGCTGGTCGAAAATCTAGCTCCAAGTCGCCCCCCCCCCGATCGAGAAGGGGCGTCGTGCCGAGCGCCTTGTGGCGGCGGGCCATGACGGCGGTGGAATCGGACTTGGTCATTCCCCTCCCCGATCATTGGCCGGCGTGAACAGGCGTTCAGCAGCCGCGCGCTTGGAGGACCTTGGCGCCGGGATATCGCCACAGAGTAGCCCAGCCTTCTTGCCGCACCAGGCAGCGGCCATGGGGCCGTCGGTTCCGGCCGCGTAGGCGTCCAGGGCGGCGTCAGCCAGGGCCAGGGCGGTCTTGGTCGCGCGGGCGGCTGTCAGGCCACCCAGGAGGCCGTTGAGAGTGCTGGCGACGGCTTGGGCCATGAGGGCATCGGCCTCGGCTTCACGCGCCTTGTCGGCCTCGCGGTCCAGGCGGTTGTCGGCGGCTCGGATTGCTTGGGCGCCGCGGTTCATGCTTGAACCCGCCGCGAACGCAGGATGATCGCTACGGCCTCGGCGCGATTGAACCGCTCGTTGCGCTTCAGGCGGCGATACTCTGGCAGCTCGCTCGGCAGGATGCCCAGCCGCGCCGCCTTGCGGGCAATCAACTCGGATTGATGGAAGCAGTATCCGGCATCGGCCCGCGCGGTACTGACGAACGACGGGGCGCGGGGTTGTTCGATCTGGCCGCTGGCCATGGTGAGGCCTCGCTGGCTCAGAATAGCCCGCGCGGTCTCTTCGTCGACCATTCGGAAGTTGTCGCCCTGGCGGATCATCGGACCACCCCCGCTTGGGCCAAGCCAGCCTCAGTGACCGTGATGGCCACCTCGCGACCGCCTCGGCCGTTGCGCGTGGTCTGCTTGTCGAGGTAGCCAGCCATCTCCAGTTCGCGGACGATGGAGCCGCAGCGATCCGGCGTGATCTCGGCCAGCCGGGCCAGTTCGGTTTGGTTCAGGTCGATGCTGGTCTCGGCTAGGGTGACAAGAACCTTCTGCCGTTCAGCGGCCTTCTGGGCCTGGCGCTCGGCCAGATACTCGGTGGGGTGGATGGTGCGGAACCGCCCGGCCTCGACCAGGGCCAATTGCCGATCGGCGAGGCGCTGGCGCTCCTCGAGCGAGCCGGGACCGTCATTCGGGCGCAAGACACGGCGCGCGGGCCGGCGGTCGCGGTCGGTGCGGCGAAACTCCAAGCCCGGATACGGTGAGCGCGGGCGGTGATCCAGTTGGGAGATGTCGATGATCATGGTTTGGCCTCGGTCAAAGGCAAGATGGCCACATGGACCACCGGGTTGAGGGGGTAGACGGGAGCGGTGAAGGGGCTGGACCAATCGATGGTCATGCCCTCGTTGAAGCTATCGTCGGCGATGACGCGTGATGTCGTCAGCAGGTCGGCAAGCGCCTTGATCCTGTTGTCCAGGTCCACGCGGCGACTGGCGTTGATGCGGTCGAAAGTCAGGCCTAGCCGGAAATGGCCGGTGACCTTGCCCCTCGCCGCCGGCGGAACCATCCAGCCGGCCTCGGACAGCCACGACCGATAGAGCTTGGTCTTGACCCGTTTGGAGCCGCTGGGGGTCTGGACCGTGGCCCAAAGGGCATTCGTCGAAGGCGGCATCGGAAGATCAAACGTGATCATCGGGCCGCCCTCCATGCAGGATGGCCAACGCAGGCTCGCTTGCTGAGAACCTTGGATCGCTCACACCGCATGCATGCGTGATCAGGATCGGCATTTCGCTCGATCGACGCTCGGCGACGCAGTTCGTAGGTCCCGCATGTGCAGCGACCGACCCACTTTGAGCCCCACTTCTTCGTCGAGTGGCTGTAACCGACGATCGTGATGCGCCCCATCACGGTCCCGACCAGGTTCTTTTCCGGAGGCCCCCGATATTCCTTCATCGGCAACGGCAAGTCAGAGCGCACATGGACGTCGTCGAACATTGGCTCCCAGTGCTCGCCCCTCGCAGAGCCCATGGCGGCCTGCTTGTTGATCGGCACGGATGTGAGGACTCGATCCCAAGAACTCATCACGGCCTCCCAATCGGCATGGGACGACCGGTTGCGGCGGCAAGGCCCCGCAAGGTTGCTAAGCGGATTTCCTGTTGCGCGCGCTTGGCGCCGGAAACGCCAGAGGCAGCTTGCGCGTGAAGCCGCTCAAGGGTGGGCTCAGGGCGCTGGATCATGACCGCACCGCCTTGACCTTGGCCAGGACGACGAAGGTGGCGAGCACCATGATGACGAGTGGCCACAGCAGGCTCGCCCATACGACCTCTGGGGCGGTGTAGCGCCCGTCTGGCTGATCGGCGCGGCTATTGGCGAAGGCGAACCATGCCAGCGTGAAGACCACGCCAACGGCCCAGATGACACCGGCGATCATCACAGACCCCCACTGACGTAGAGGTCATGCCAGACCCAGGCCAGAAGAGCCCAGACGCCGGCGTTGTACAGGATCACGGCCAGCCAAATTTTGCCGTGCTCGCGGAGTCGAACGTTGCCGGGGCGGCGCTTGGTCGCAGGGGAACCGCAACGGCCAAGCGGCGTTGAACCGCTTGCGGGTTGTCTGACCCATGCGCCAAGCTTGGCTGAAAAATGGGGCGCGGCGCCGCCAACCGTGGGCGACGCAGGCGCGACCGGAGGAGTGGCGGCGCGGGACATCACGCGGCCTCCTCGAATTGAGGCATGGGAAGATGCGACCAGGCTAGTCCACGGGCTATGCGAATAACCTGAGCGCGGCAGATGCCGTAATGCTCATCGAGTTCAGCAACCCGGCGACCGCTGCCAGGCTGTTTGATCAGCCGGTATTCGCGGCGAATTGCCGCCACGTCATCGTCCGATAACTTGGCGTGACCATTCCGGCTGCCGGCTGGCGCGGTGCCGTGATCAACCCGGTCGTTTTGGTTTGCAGCGACCGTTGCCCATCTCAGGTTCGACCAATGACATCCGAGCCGCGAGCCATTGTTGTGCGCGACTTGATGGTAGGGCGTGGGCGGGGGGCCGAGGAAGGCTGAGGCGACGAGTTGATGCGCGCCCACGACGCCCTTTTTTCCATCGCCATCGCGCAGGCTATAGCGGACGTATCCGTCAGCATCGATGAAGCCGCGCATGCGGGTCTTCGTCCTGATCCGCCGAACGTCACCGCATTCCGACACTTCGTAGGCCGGATATCGGAGACAGTGGCGCCAATCCATAACAACGGCCACGACCCTAGACCTCCCCAAGAGCGGAGAGATAGAGATCCGTGATCGCGTCGTCTTCCTGACGCTTCGCACGGTCGATCTTCAGCATCCGCACAATCTTGCGCAGGATCTTTTTATTGAAGCCGTTGCCGGCAGCCTCCTTGATCACATCGTTGAATTGCTCGGTGATCTCGGAGCGCTCGATGTCGAGGCGCTCCAATCGATCCACGATGCTCTTCAGTTGCCCCTGGGCGGTGCTGTTCAGCACGACCGCATGCGGTGTGGTGGTTCCGTCGGCCATGATTGGCCCCCTTCGTTCATGCTCCGGTCATCGCCCCGGCGCTTGGCGGTAGCGATCAGGCGTCAGGCTTTGCGGGCCGACGGCTTGCGGCGAGGCGAGCGATGGCCTTGTTGGTCAGCTTCTCGCCAAGTGCGGCGCTCCTGGTCCCGTGCTTGGTCAGCCACCGGCCGATCGAAAGCATCGAGAGCGTCAGCGGCGCGCGTCTCCAGCGCTTCACGGCGCGCGTGAAGGCGAACAAGGTTCTCACGGGCACGGGCGCCCTCCTCGATGATGGTTTGGAGCTTGCGCTCTTCGTATTGGACGTAGGACTCGCCGGTGATCACCGCGCCCAGAGCGGCGATCAGAGCCCAACCTTCCGCCTTGAAGGCCTTGGTCAGGGTGCGTTCGGAACAGTGGCCACGGACGACGTTGGCGGCCGTTGAGGCGTCGATGTCCCACGCCCGGGCAATGTGCTTGGCCGTGTCGCGGGGGTAGCGTTGACGAACAAGCTCGGACATGGCCTCGCCGAGCGTGAGTTGGAAGATCTGCAGGTCTGAGGGCAAGAACCCGGCTCCAATGGCTGTCATGGTGTGACTGCCTTCAGGGACGGGGGCGCAACGGAGACCCGATGATGTTTGCTGATCAGGTGGCGGCGGATGCAGTGTTCCTGCAGGCCTTCAAACACCTGATGGCAGGGTGGAAGAGTGAGATCAAAGCGGCCGAACGGCCGGACTGTGCGGCTGGCCTGATGAAGTCGGCTGAGCGGCAGCACGCCCTCGGAATGGGGCTGCTGCTGGAAGGGCTTGTCGAGAGCCAATGACGATGACGACTGCGAAATCCGGCCGGAGAGGGTGCAAGCTCTCCGGTCATTCGTCATGGGCGAAAGGTCGGGACCGGCCACGACGGTTCGGGCCAGGCCGGTTCCTACACGCTTGGACCCAGCCAGGGATAACACGGGGTTTGTCGCGCGTGCGTTCGAAGGGGGGTGAGCCGCGATCCGGGGGGCTGTGGATCGCGGCTCACTGATGCGCACCGGCCATTCGTTCCGGTAGCGCACCGCCAACGCGCCAGCCAAGGGGGCGAGCTGGACGCTGGACGACTGAATCTGATGATTGCCCCGGGCCACGGCTACGCAGCCCCATGGAGACGATGGATGCCTGATACCGACGAAACCAACGGCAAGGTGAAGACCAGCATCGAGCTGGAGCTTCTGGTCGCCGTAGTCATGGCCCTGGCGCGGGTCTCGAAACCCAAGCGTCGGATCGCCTTCCTGCGGGCGATCGACGGCGTGTTCAGGGGGTACGAGACAACTTCGATGGTGAAGCGGTTGCGGCGCCCGAAGGATGACACCGCTCTGCTGGCCTGCAGGCGCGCGGCGCACCGGTACTTCCAGCAGCACTTGCCACTGTTCCTCGGCGGCGCGAAAACATCCCTTGTCGAGCCGGAATGAGACGCAAACCACGACCTTTGCTCGGCGTCTCCAGGTTGCCGCAGCGGAATGTGCGACCGCTTGACGCAGCGCCCATGATGCGACCACTTCTGACGTTCCGGGGCCCCATCTATGCCGGTAATGTCGTCGCTGGGACGAACGCCGTGGGGGCTACCCTTGAAATCAAATTCGATTACCGTCCAGGCAATCACCTGGGCGACATCCGCCAACTTGGCGGCCAAGAAGCTGACGCCAAAATCCGCCAAGCGCTGCCGCAAGCGCATGGAACGCGCCGTGCGGATCATCGAGAACTCCACGCCACCACTGGGAGCCATGGGTGCGACACCGGAGGATGCCGTCGCTCGACTCGTTTGGGCTTGCGGGGCCTGCCCGTGCGCCATCGCCAGGGTGTGCAAGGGGGCATGATGCATCTAGTCCGCCCCATGGAAGCGGGCCAACGCGCGGATGTCGGCGTCAGAGGTGGATGCGATTGGGCCGATCTTCCGCCGCGTTTCGCGCCAGATCGCTATGGCCGCCGGAACACCCAGTTTCTTCTCGCCAGCCTGGACGCGGCACAGGTAGGACCTGGAGCGCTGGATGCGTCGCGATAGCTCCGCAGCGGTCAAGCCGGTGTCAGCCAAGAGGTCGGAAAGCTCGTTCATGCTGGATAGGTTGCCACATATGCAACCTTCTGGTCAACAGCATCCCCAATGAAAGGTGCCTATTCTGCAATCGGAGCCGCTGAGCGCCTGTGGCAGGGTTGCGGCATGGGCGAAAAGCACTTCATCAAGGAATGGCGAAAACACCGAGAGCTGTCTCAGCTTCAGCTCGCCGAGGCGATCGGGCGCGACAAGAGCTACGTGAGCAAGATCGAGAACGGCGCCAACCGCTACGATCAGCCATTCATGGAGGCCGTCAGTGAGGTCCTGCAGGTTCACCCCTCGACCCTGCTGCTCCGGCCGCCGCTCAAGGATGAAGGCCCAGACGTGATGTTCGTTTTCGCCAAACTATCGGCGGAAGACCAGAAGCGATCCCTCGAAACCATCGTTTCGCTGCGTGACGTGAAGCGTGCTGGATAAGGCGTCTCAGGCCCGCTTGAACCACAGGGCCCTGGCGATCGGGATTTATCGGTCGATCCTCCTGTTGGCCGCCATGGTCGCCATTCTCAAGGCCTTTCCCGACCATGGCGGCGCACTTGCCCTCGGCCTGATCTTCATTGCGCAAGCCATCCATTGCTCGATGGTCCTCCAGGAAACCCTGGCCAATGCGCTGGACACCCGGAGCGAGTTGTCTGATCGAAAGACGAGGCACGCGGTATTGCTGGCCGCGACCCATATTGGCGACCCCGACCACCTTGAAGGCTGGAGCTTCTGGTCCGACGTCAATCAGCGTGTGAACGACGAGATAGGCGACAATACCCAAGAGCCCGACTTCTGGCGCTCGGCGTGGGCCGTGGCCTGGCGGATTGGCGGCCACGCACTCAGTGACATCCTGATGTTCGGCCTGGCCGCCTTCCTCGCCGGCTGAGTCGCTGGAGATATGGCGGTCGACGCAAGCTGACCACTTAGGTTTCCTATTTCGCCACTTTTCTGTTGACCTGTGGGTTGCGATATAGTCAACTTGCTTCATCGAACAGATGGAGCACGCCAGTGCCGACCGCCCCCAAGAAGACGAAGAAGACCGCCGAGGCGGCCCCGGCAATGGCTCCGGCCATCAAGGGCTTCGACAAGAACCTCCAATGCCGCGGCTTTCAGTTCGCCATCGGCGACACCTACAAACACGACGGCGGCGTTGTCGCCTGCCAGAGCGGCTTCCACGTCATCACCGACCATCCGCTGGCGGTGTTTGGCTACTATGGCCCGGCCAGCTCGCGGTTCTGCCGCGTCGAGATCGGAGGCGCGACGCATAGCGATGATGGCGTCAAGACCGCCGCCGAAATCCTGAAGGTCGGCCAAGAACTCAGCCTTCGCGATCTGACGCTGGAAGCGGCCAAGTGGGTCATCGACCGCGCCACACTTGAAGGCCCCATCGCTGTCAAGGCGAACGGTCTGGCGACGGCCTCGGGCGATCAGGGCGCGGCGACGGCCTCGGGCAATCGGGGCGCGGCGACGGCCTCGGGCAATCGGGGCGCGGCGACGGCCTCGGGCTATCAGGGCGCGGCGACGGCCTCGGGCTATCAGGGCGCGGCGACGGCCTCGGGCGATCAGGGCGCGGCGACGGCCTCGGGCGATCAGGGCGCGGCGACGGCCTCGGGCAATCGGGGCGCGGCGACGGCCTCGGGCAATCGGGGCGCGGCGACGGCCTCGGGCTATCAGGGCGCGGCGACGGCCTCGGGCTATCAGGGCGCGGCGACGGCCTCGGGCGATCAGGGCGCGGCGACGGCCTCGGGCGATCAGGGCGCGGCGACGGCCTCGGGCAATCGGGGCGCGGCGACGGCCTCGGGCAATCGGGGCGCGGCGACGGCCTCGGGCTACGCCGGAACCGTCATGGGATCCGAAGGCAACGCCCTCTTCGCGTGCGAGCGCGGCCCGTACGATGGGCGCGGCTATCCGATCATCTCGGTTGCGTGCGGCATCGTTGGCCAAGACGGCATCAAGCCTAACGTCTGGTACCGCGCCGCCGCTGGCAAGCTGGTGGAGGCGTAGATGCCGACCGCCACTTCCTCCGCCCTAGAAGCCGCCGTCGCGAAGATCGATACGTGGTTCAAGCGCCCAGCTGCGCCCGTCCACGGTCAACTCGGCTTCGAGGCCTACACCCGTCACCTTGAGCGCGAAGCCCGTGTCGAGGCCATCCGCGACCAGCACGCCGCCGCGATCACCGAGGCCAAGGGCTACAACCCCGACCTCGGCGCGATCTATGGCGTTGGCGACACGGTCGCCTTCCTGGCTGACCAAGTCGAAGCGTCGGGTGTGGCCGTGGTGCGCGAGGCCTACGGGTTTCGGACCATGACGGCGGCTGAAAAGGCCGCGGCTGCTCAAGCCAAGCGGGTGGCGGCATGACCCGCGCTCAAGCTCTCAAAGTCATTCGCGGCGCTGGTGCTGAGAACGACCGGTCGCTGTTCGTTAGAACCTACACCGAAAACCGCATCAGCTACGCTGTCGCGATGGCGGCCTTCGCTGAAGGCAAGAGCTTCGGCGACAGCGTCCGCGCCCGCGACGCAGCCAAGTCGGAGGCCTGACCAATGACCACCATCACCAAGAGCCCCCGCGCCAACTTCTCCGCCCTGGTCGCTCAGCGTGACGCCCTCGCATGGGCCGCCGCCGACTGGCGCCATCTCGCCAACCGGTGCGCCGATCAGCCCGAACTTGTGGCCGCCGCCGAGAAGCGTGCCGCCGAGGCCCAGGCCCGCGCCAACGTTCTCTCGTCGGATCTGCGCGAGATCGCCCTGGCTGGTGCTTCCGGCCGTCTGTCTGGTCGGAGGGCTGCGTAGTGCCCCTGGAAATCCAAGCCTGGATCGAGCGATCCGACCTGCAGGCACGTCCCGACGCCCTGTTCGCCTTTGGCGACAACGTCCAACGCTGGGGCCTTGGTGGTCAAGCAAAGTCCATGCGCGGCGAGCCTAACGCTATTGGCATCGCCACGCTCTGGGCGCCCGGCGACTTCTTCTCCGACGCTCACGCCGGCCACCAGATGGCGATCATCGACACGGACATGGAGCCACTGTTCGAAGCGCTCCGCCAGGGCCGAACGGTCGTCTTTCCGGCCGATGGCGTCGGGACCGGTCTCGCCGATCTGGAGCGCCGATCACCCAAAACCTTCGCCCACCTCACAGCTCGCGTCGCCGAGTTGAAAGCCCTCGGGAGACTCTGAACCATGGCTCGCACCAAGAAGGCGGCCTCAGCCGAGACCGTAATCGATCCGGCCATCCATGCGCCGTCTGGCCAGCCGTGGGCCTTTGGCGTCCGCACCTGGGACAAGGACGGGGCCTCTCACGGCGGGTTCCTCTGGAATCTGGAGCCAGGCACGCGCACCGAAGCACCCGATTGGAGCCCTCGAGCCGAGTGCGGCTACGGCCTGCACTGCAACCCCGATGGCATGGGCGATTGGTCCCTGCTGTCGGATGCGCCCGACGCAATCATAGGCATTGTCCGGTTCGATCCCGCTCTGCGCGTGGACCTCGACGGCAAGATCAAAGCACCCTGGATGGAAGTGGTCATGACGACCAAGACCGCCAGCCGTTCCAGCATCATGAGCTTTGTCGCGGCCCGTGTCCGCGCTCAAGTCGCCGAACTTACCGCCAAGGCTAGCGAGGCGACGGCCACCAAGAGGGGCGAGCACGCCTCGGCGGCTGGCTACATGGGTCACGCCTCGGCGGCTGGCGACAGTGGTCACGCCTCGGCGGCTGGCGACAGGGGTCACGCCTCGGCGGCTGGCGACAGTGGTCACGCCTCGGCGGCTGGCGACAGTGGTCACGCCTCGGCGGCTGGCTACATGGGTCACGCCTCGGCGGCTGGCTACATGGGTCACGCCTCGGCGGCTGGCGACAGTGGTCACGCCTCGGCGGCTGGCGACAGGGGTCACGCCTCGGCGGCTGGCGACAGTGGTCACGCCTCGGCGGCTGGCGACAGTGGTCACGCCTCGGCGGCTGGCTACATGGGTCACGCCTCGGCGGCTGGCTACATGGGTCACGCCTCGGCGGCTGGCGACAGTGGTCACGCCTCGGCGGCTGGCGACAGGGGTCACGCCTCGGCGGCTGGCAAATACGGCGTCGCCGCCGCCTTCGGTTTCGAGGGCTCGGCTCAAGCAGCCGAGACCGGCGCCATCATACTCGCGCACTGGACCGCCCCGCCCTGGAACAACGGCAAGCTCACCGCCGTGTTCGCTGGGATGGTCGGACAGACCTACGGCGACGTCACCATCGAAGCAGGCGCGTCGTACCGCCTGAAGGCTGACGGCGCCATCGAGCAGGTGACGCCGTGAACCTCCCCAACCTCCCCGAGATCGCCCGCGAGATCCGCCGGGCGTCCCTGGCCCTGCCGACCAACCACCCGGTCCAGGCCGCGCTCTACGCCGCCCATGACGCCCTTCTCTCAACGACCGCAGCCGCCCACTCGCTGGGCGTCGTCAACAGCCACGGGCCGCTTGCTGCGAGCGCCCCTGGCCGGGAGTCCGTGAAATGAGTGTTCATCCCGGAGCCAACCCTTCGTCGGCACAGCCGATCACCGATCTCCCCGCACCGCGCCTACAGCTCCGCTGGGAGCGCAGTGCGCCTCGCCCCGACGATCCAGTGTTTGAAGCCGACGAAACCGTCTGGCTTTGCCACTACGAGATCGTCCTTCCGCTGTCCGAACACGACATTCGCCGCGAGATCTACAAGGACGGCGAGCAAGTCGGCAAGCGCCACGAACTTGTCGTTCCGCTCAAAGGTGCAACGCGGCGCGGTGGCGGCGGAAGCGCGCCCTGCGCCCACGGCGGGACCTATTACTTTGACACGCCCTACCGAGACGGTGCCCACGCCTCATGGGACAGCGAGGCGTTGGGCGGGCTTCCGGTCTTCGTTATCGCTCCTGACGGCACAGCCATCGCCAAGCCCGCCGCCAAGTCGGAGGCCGCGTAGATGCGCACGACCCGACAGCATTTCGAGGCCGTGACCGCCTACGGCCAGCCCATCACCACGTTCGAAACCAGCGACCAGGCCGAGGCCTGGGAACGCACCAACACCTTCTTCCCCGGCGCCCGCGTCGAGTCCGTCACCACGACGGTCGTGCGCCTGCCTATCCACCGCAACCTGAGGCTCGTGAAAGCATGACCGAGACCGTGACCACGACGGACATGATCGCCCTCGTCGCCGAGAACCCGGCGATCGTTCTGACCGATGCCAAGGCCTATGCCGCATGGAAGGCCATGGTCATCGCCGAGTCCGCGAAGGCGGGAACCGACGTCAGCACCACCAGGGGGCGCGACGCCATCCGCACTGCCGCCCGCAAGGTCGCCAGTTCCAAAACAGCCATCGACGCGGCGCGCAAAGGCCTCACCGAAGAGTACCGCGCCAAAGTCAAGACGATCAACGAAATCGGCATGGCCATCGTTGATGAGGTGGCGCAGATCGCCGCCGACGTCCGCAAGCCGCTTACCGACTACGAGGCGGCTGAAAAGGCGCGAGAGGACGCCGCTCAGGCCCTGTTCGAGCGCCTGAAGGTCGAGGGAACGATTTCCCTGGACGACACCTCCACCACGGTCCGCGACCGGCTGGCGACCATCGAGGCGCTGACCGTCGACGCCGAGACCTACGGCGACTTCGCCGACGCCGCCAAGGACGCCTGGAACAAAACCACGACTGAAATGGGTCTGGCCATCGAGCGCCTGACCCAGCAGGAGGCCGACCGGGCCGAACTGGAGGCCATGCGCGCCGCCCATGCCCAGCGACTGGCTGACGAGGAGGCCGCCAAGATCGCAGCCGAGCGCGCCGCCCGTGAAGCGGAAGAGGCCGCGTTAGCTGAGAAGCGCGCTCAAGAGGCCCGGGAAGCCGAGGCCAAGCGCGTCGCAGAAGCCGCCGAGGCCGCGCGTCTCGTCGCCATCGCCGAGGCTGAACAGAAGGCTGCGGCCGATCTGAAGGCCCAAGCCGACGCTCACGCTGCCGAACTGGCGCGGGTTGAGCGCGAAGCCCAGGCCGAGCGCGAGCGTCTCGCCGCCGCCGAACGCAACCGCCAGGCAGAGGAGGCTGAGACCGCGCGGGTCGAGGCCGCCCGCCAAGCCAACCGCGCACACCGCGCCAAGGTCATGGGCGCCGCAAAAGAGGCCCTCATCCAGATCGAGGGCGTCGACGAGTTCGCCGCTGTCGCGATCGTCAAGGCCATCGTGGCGGGCACGATCCCCGCCGTCAGCATCGCCTTCTGATCATGGCCGATGCTCCCGTCTCCCCGGCCGAGCAATCGGCCCCCGAACCCGCCGAGCGCGACGAGGACATCGCCGCTGCCCTCTGGACCCAAGCCCTGGAGAATTCCCTGTGAGCCAAGCCGCTACCGTTTCGCCCGACCTGTTCCAGGAAGCCACGCCCAAGCCGAAGGCTGAGCGCAAGCCCCGCGCCAAGCGCGAGGAAGTCACCCAGGCCGTCGCCATCGCGGAACCTGCAGGTCAGGTCGTCAACGCCGACGCCACGTCCCTGATGGCCGTAATCAGCCGGGCCGCCAGCGATCCGTCCACGGACGTCGACAAGCTGGAGCGCTTGATGGGCCTCTATGAGCGGATCACGGATCGTGGCGCGACCACGGCCTATGACGAGGCCTTCGCCGAGATGCAGGCGGTCCTGCCGAGCATCGACGAGACCGGCCGCATCGTCGTGAAGGCCAAGAACAGCGAAGAGATCATCCAATCGACCTCCTACGCCAAGCAGGCCGACATCAACGAGGTGGTGAAGCCGATCCTGGGCCAGTACGGCTTTGGCCTCTCCTTCCGCCCTGGCCGCACCGCCGAAGGGCTGGTCTCCATGACCGCCATTCTCAGCCACCGGCTAGGCCACCGCGAGGAGGCCACCGTCACCCTCCAGCAGGACGGCATTGGCAGCAAGAACAGCGTCCAGGGCGTCGGATCCTCCCTGACCTACGCCAAGCGCTACGCCACGATTGCCATCCTGAACATCTCGTCGCGCGCCAAGATCGATATGGACGACGACGGTCAAGGGTCGTGCGCCACCCTGTACCTGTCCAAGGCTCAGATCGAGGAGGTTCAAGCCCTCATGGAGGATGTGGGCGCAGACCGCGCGCGCTTCCTCCAGTTCATGAAGGCCGACAGCATCGCGGACATTCCGTCTGATCAGTTCGACGCTGCGATGGCCGCGCTCGAAAAGAAGCGGGGCGCGTGATGCAAATCCTCGACGTCGAACAGGGCTCCGACGCTTGGCACAAGGCCCGCGCCGGGATGCCGACGGCCAGCATGTTCAAGGACATCATGTCGCCCGGAAAGGGCGGCGGCCCTAGCGCCGTGCGCAAGACCTATATGCGCAAGCTGGCCGGAGAAATCCTGACCGGTGAGCCGATGGAGGGCTTTTCGACCAAGCACACCGAGCGCGGCCATGCCATGGAGGGCGACGCCCGCCGCTGGTACGCCTTCGACCGCGACGTTGACCCGCAACAGGTCGGCTTCATCGTCAATGGCCAGGCTGGCTATTCGCCTGACTCGCTCATCGACACGCGCGGCGCCCTGGAGATCAAGTCCAAGCTGCCCGAGATGGTGATCGACGCCATCCTGAACGACGAGTTCCTGCCCGAGCACAAGGCGCAGTGCCAAGGCGGTCTCTGGATCGCCGAGCGCGAGTGGATCGACCTTCTCGTCTGGTGGCCGAAGCTGACGCCCTTCGTGGCCCGCGCAGAACGCGACGAGGTCTACATCGTCAAGCTCGCCAAGGCGGTTGAGGAGTTCAACGAAGAGCTCGCCGACATGGTGGCGAAGATTCGGGCCTACGGTCAGCCCCAAAAGCGCGAGGCGGCATGATGTCCCGCGCGCTCCTCGTCCTCACCGACAAGCAGACCCGCGCCAAGGCGGTGAACTGGATCGCCACGGCGCCGGCCGGGACGCGCGTCGAGTTCAAGGAGCCCAAGCGGTCCCTGCCCCAGAACGACAAGATGTGGGCGTGCCTGACGGAGATCGCCGCCAAGGCCACGCACCACGGCATCCGGCTCACAGCCGACGACTGGAAGCTGCTGTTCCTCGACGCCCTCAAGCGTGAGGTCCGCATGGTTCCGAACCTGGACGGCAACGGCTTCGTGAGCCTGGGCCGGTCGTCCTCGGACCTCGGCAAGCAGGAGTTCAGCGACCTGCTGGAGCTGATCCATGCCTTCGCTGCGTCCAAGGGCATCACGCTCCACGATGAGCCGGCTCGCGAACTGGAGGGCGCATGACCTACCGCAACCCCACCCTGCTCCGCCTTGCCGCCATCGCGCCGCACTGCATGGTCCCCGGCTGCGGCGCCCGCAACGAGGGCCAGCTCGTCAGCGCTCACAGCAATCAGCAGCGCGACGGCAAGGGCACGGGCCTCAAGGCCAGCGACGCGGCCGTCGCCTTCGTCTGCTGGACCTGCCACGGCCGGATCGACCAGGGCAACGAGTCCCGCGAGATCAAGACGGCGCTCTGGGAAGCGGCGCACCGCGCCACGATGCGCTGGCTGATCGAGACGGGCCACCTGATGGTCAGCGCCGTTCCGACCCCGCCGCCGGTGGTGGCCACCAAGCCGTCGCGTAAGATCGCCAAGGGCCGGCCGATCCAGAGCCGCGGCTTCGACAAGCCGGACGTGCCGAAGAAGATCCCGAGCCGCCCGTTCCAGAAGGCCAAGGCCGACGGCTCCCCGATTTCCCGGCGGTTTGCTGGTGGGGGTGGGCGGTGAGCGCTCTCTTCGATCTCCCCTCAACGTTGCCGCGCGCGATCGAGAGCTCGCACCGGATCTTCCGCGCCGCCGTCGAGGCGTTCCAACCTACGCACATCGTCTCGATGGTGTCGGGCGGCAACGATAGCGCCGTGAGCGACGCGCTGGCCGAGGAGATGGGAATCAAGATTGATCTCCGGATCCACGGCAGGACCGGTTGCGGCATCCCGGAAACCACGGCCTTCTGCGTCGATCATTACAGCAAACTCGGCGACTTCGCCCTGGCCGACGCCGGCGACAAGTACGAGCGCTATGTGCTGCGCAAGGGCTTCTTCGGGGTAGGGCGGCAGGCCCACAACTTCGCCTATCGGATCATGAAGGCTGACCCCTTCAAAACCGCGATCTCGCAGAACATCCGCCATCGCCGCCGCAACATCCGCGTCATGCTGATCAACGGCGCCCGAAAGAACGAGAGTGATAACCGCCGCGTCAACCTGCCTGAAACCAGGCTCTGGCGCGGGAATATGTGGGTCAACTTGATCCACGAATGGTCGGACTTCGAGCGCGACGAATACCTGGCCTCCCGTCAGGTCGTTCGCAATCCGGTGTCGGTCCAGCTGTGTCGGTCGGGCGAGTGCATGTGCGGCACGATGCAGAACATCCAGGATCGCTGGGAGGCCGCATCACTCTATCCGGCCTGGGGCCAATGGCTCGCCGATCTGGACGCTGAAGCCAAGCGCCTCCACGGCTTCGGCTGGGGCGAGCACCATCCCAAGCCGGTGGATCCTGACCAGCAAGACCTGTTCGAACCAATGTGCGGGTCATGCCTGCGTCGCGATGTCCTGGTGGAGGTCTAGATGGAAGCCCTTCACCACACCGGCCCCCTGACCGTCACCATCCGCCTCGCCGAGACTGACGACGGCTGGCTATTCGGCCTGGACACCCGTGGGGGCAACGGCTGCGGGATCAGCGCCGGGCTGACGACATCGCGACCGCGCCTGACCAGGGCGTCGGCGATCGCCAGCGCGGTCCGGTGGGTCAGGGCTGAGCACCGCGACCTGACGCCGGCGCTCGATGCCTGGCTGGCAGGGCTGACGGCGCCGCAACTCGAACTGTTCGCCGCATGACCTCCCCTTTCCAGTCCAACGCCGCGCCTGGTGATCGGCTGTGCCGGCGAAAGGAAGCGCGTGCTGCCCTCTCCTCCAACCCGGACTCTCCCATGACCCCCACCCAAGACCAAGCAAGAGCGGCCCGCATCGAACGGCTTATCGGCCCTGGCTTTCTCCAGCACTGGGCGGACGGAGCGACGAAGGCCTGGCCCCAGGAACTCATCGACCTAGTCCGAGCCCTCCTCACCGACCACACCACCAGGGGTGAGACCATCGCCGCACTGACGTTTGAGCGTGACAACCTCGCCTCGGAAGTTGGCGAGTGGAAGCACAACGCTAACGAGGCGGAGCAGACCATCGAGCGTCTCCAGGCCGACAACGACATCGTCCATAGCGAACTGCGGGCCGCGAAGGCCGAAATCACGGCACGCATGGAGGAGATCGCCCGTCATGTGTCGATGCTCGCAGCCTGTTATCGCGCGGCCGGCGCGGACACCGATGGCGACGAGGAATGGCGCTATGCGGGCCAAGCCCTGGAAGCTGTGCAAGAGCTTCGTAAGGACTATGACGCGGCCTGCGACGAGGTCGTCACCCTATCCGCCAAGCTAGTCGAGAGCGAGGCGCGGGAAGGGGCGTTGATGGATGCGATCACGTCTACGGATTTCGAGTGTGACCTAGCTCGCGCGATCTGCATGCGCTGTTCGGAGCCTGACAGCTTGGCTTCAGAGATCGTGGAAATGATCAAGGCCGCCCTCATCCTTAAAGGGAGGAGCTAGGCCGATGACCTTCAAGCTCGAAAGCTACAACGCCGACGCCAAGCGCATCCTGAAGGATGGCGCGTTGGTCGCATTCGCCCTGGCCCTCGCGAACGGCCGCTGGGGACTTTACGACCGCGATGACAAGAAGCTCACCGCCGAGACCTTCGCGACGCCGAAAGCTGCGCTCAAGGCCTATGCCGCCCTAACCACCCAAGGGAGGGACTGATGGGCAAGCTGACGAAGGCCCAAGTCGCGGCGCTTAAGATGGTTGAACGGCGGAATTGGCCAGCCGGAGAACCTCGGCTCAGGTGGATCGCCGCGCCTACAAGTCGAGTGCTCCTGTCGCGTGGTCTCATCGCTGAGCGCCAAAACACCGTACATAGAGTTCGGTGGAACAACAGTTCGGTCGTGGACCTGACCGAAGCCGGTCGCGCCGCTCTAGCTCAACAAAGGGGATAACCATGGGCCTGTCAGAACAAGATTGGGCGCTGATCTCTGCCGACGGAGACCGCGCCAAGCTGTGCGCCTCGCGGTTTCCCCGCGTGCTCGCCCGCCTCCTCGACGCCGCCCGCGCCGAGGAGGCGGAAGCCCAGGCCCGGCGCGTGACTGAGCTTGAGCGTCAGCTGGAGGTCTTCGCCGACTTCGCCGACCTGATCGACGCGGAGACCAGCGGCTTCACGGACTGCGACCCGGTCGCCCTTGTGCTCGTGCCGGATGAGAAAAGCCCGGTCGAGATGACGCGCTTTCCGATCAGTGCTTTCCGCAACGCCCGCGCCCTCCTACCTACCGATACCAAGGAGCCTAGCGATGACCGCTGACCTCAAGGCCACCATAGAGCGGATGAGGGAACGCGCGGGATACGGATGGCGTGAGTTCGCGATTTCTAGCGCAGACGCTTTGCTCCTCCTCACCGCCCTGGACCAAGCCGCCGAGGCGCTGAAGCCGTTCGCGGAGGAGTCCGATACATGGACGTCACCGGCTCTCGACATGACGGGACCAGCCTACATCGCCACAAGCGATGACGGTTCGCTGCACGAAGCCCTGTTCAGCATGTCGGACCTCCGCCGTGCCGCCACGGTCTACGCCACCCTTAAGCCTGCCGATACCAAGGAAGGGGAAGGGTGATGGCTGACGGAGAGCGCCCTGTTCTCGACCCCTGTTGCGGAAGCCGGATGTTCTGGTTTGACCGCAAGGATGACCGTGTTGTGTTCGGCGACATCCGCAATGTCGAGTACAGTCTGACCGACAAGTCCAGCACGGGCGGATCGCGTGAACTGGTCATCGCGCCTGACCAGCAGATGGACTTCCGAGACCTGCCGTTCGCTGACGAGAGCTTCAACCTCGTCGTGTTCGACCCGCCCCACCTGATCCAGAACGGCAACACTGGTTGGCTTGCGAAGAAGTACGGCAAGCTGGGCGATGACTGGCGCTCCGATATCTCGGCCGGTTTCGCCGAGTGCTTCCGCGTCCTGAAGCTGCACGGAACGCTGATCTTCAAGTGGAACGAACATGAGGTGAAGGGCTCCGAGCTTCTCAAGCTGACGGACGCCAAGCCCCTGTTCGGCAACCGCTGCGGCAAGACGGCCAAGTCTCACTGGATCGTCTTTATGAAAGGATCTGACCATGAGTGACCCGTTGAAGGTTCACGCCGCCCGAGAGCACAAAAAGACCCGAGAGGCGGAAGGCGTTGTCGCCGACAGCATGGAAGTCCGCCGAGCGCTGATGATCCGCGTCCACGCTGGCGAAATCACGCTGGACTCCGCGCCAGCCGAACTGGCGCGCATCAAGCGCGGGGCCAAGAAGAACGGCCAGATCACCCGCAACCAAGCCTATTTGGGACGCTAAGCCATGACCAATAACCAGGGTGTTCAGCCCAAGGCCGCGAGCCTCCAAGTTCGCAAGCAGCCAAAGTTGATTGGAGGCGTCCTCAAGGCCTTCGCCTTCACCTTGGCCCCAACGCCTTCGCAGGAGGAAGCCTTCGGGCAGTACG